TGATTCATCTAGGCGGCTAAAGCCATCCTAGCTTTCTCAGCTAACGGAATTGTAAGAAAAAAGTTTCACATTTCACATAAAACGGATATAAATAATAGTATGGAAACAACACGAAACTACAAGTATAGAATTAATGCTAAAGGTGGCAAGTTGAAGAAACTTCAAGCCACTTTAGATACTTGTCGTTTTGTCTATAACAAAGTTTTGGAAACTCGTAAAACTGCTTGGGAACAAGAAAAGAAGTCATTAAGACTTTACGATTGTCATAAGTTAATCAAAACTTGGGATATAGAAGGAGTCCATTCTCAAGTTCTCCAAAATGTAAGTGCGAGAGTTGATTTAGCATTTCAAGGTTTCTTTCGTAGAGTTAAGCAAGTAGGAGAAAAAGCTGGTTATCCAAGATTTAAGGGATTTGACCGCTACGATTCTTTCTGCTTCCCTCAAAGTGGCTTTAAATTACTTGAAGGTGGTAAGAAACTATTCCTTTAGGTGGTGGGAGCATTCACATGACTTTATTAGAACAATATAAAGAAGAAATTGCTAAAGATCTTATTATTGATGATTTCAACATTAAAGAAGTTCAATTGCGATTGCCTTCTCGCAAACATTTCTGGGCAGCACGATTAATTGATGCAAAAATTACTCAAAATGATTTAATTAAAAAAAAGAAAAAACTCAAAGCAATTTTAACTGAAAAAATAATTCATGAATCTCCGGTTTCACTATCAAAACCTACTGTTGATAAAATGGTTGAAGAAAGAAATGAATTGATAAAACTTAATAATAAAATTGAAGAATATAATATTATAATTCTTTATTTAGAAAAAGTCGAAAAAATATTCTCCACAATGCATTGGGAAATCCGGAACATTACAGAACTCGTACGTATGGAGCAATTATGATATCATTTGATTTCAATGTAAAAACTAAAAGACTTCAAATAAAATGTACCGAGGATGATATCAACATTTTCAATACAATCAGAGATCATTTTAGTGTTGCAAACCCCAATGCATTTTTCATACGCCGAAGACGGCCCGGTGCACCATCTAGAATCTATGCAATAACGCCTGCAGGCACTTGCGAACCTGGATTATATTTTGAAATACAAAAATTCATTCTAGATAAAAATATTATTGTTGAAACAACGATTTCCGATTCATTAAAAGAATGGCTTAATATTGGATTCAAAGACACAACAGTTTATCAAAATTTCAAACACACACTAAGAGATTATCAAGAAGAATTTCTTCAGAAAGCCCTCAAATTTGGCCGCGGTGTTTGTGTTGTTGGTACCGGTGGAGGTAAGACATTAATTATCGCTGCACTAATAGAAAATTTTTATCAGCGATTTTTTCGTAGAAATACATTTAAAACTTTAGTTATAGTTCCAGATTTGGGGTTAGTAGATCAAACATATAAAGAATTTTTAAACGAAAATGTTTCTTATACAGTATCACCGTGGACTGGCAAACAAGATATTAATTTAGATACAAATGTCATTGTTTGTAATATGAGCATATTGCAAAGCAGATTTAATCAAAAAGAATATGATTGGTTAAAATATGTTGATTTGGTAATTTTTGATGAATCACACAAAAACCGTAAAAACAACTTAATTGGAAAAATTGTCAACAATATCAATACATATCATAAATATGGATTTACAGGGACATTACCAGAAGAACCAATTGATAGGTGGAGTATTATTGGAAAATTGGGGCCTATTATTTATCAAAAAAGTAGTTATGAACTACGCCAACAAGCATTTCTTGCTAATGTAAATGTAATTTGTTTAAATTTAAAACATTCAACTAAATCATATTTAAATTATGAAGGTGAACTTAATTACAAATTCACTTGTTTATGGCGTAATGATATAATTAAAAAAATTTGTGCAAAAGTGTCTAATAATACATTAATACTCGTCAATCGTTTGATACACGGCCGAACACTATTTGATCATTTAAATCAAAATATACCCAAAAAAGTCTTTTACATAAAAGGAGATGTTGAAGTTGAAGATCGAAATAAAGTTAAAGAATTAATGGAATCAAACGATGATGTTGTTTGTATTGCTATCAGCAAAATTTTTAGTACAGGTATTAATATTAAAAATATACATAATATTATTTTTGCTGATGCAGGCAAAGCATTTGTAACAATTGTTCAATCCATTGGCCGTGGATTAAGATTGCATGAAAACAAATCAGAACTTAAAATTTTTGATCTATGTGACAACTTAAAATATTCACAAAGGCATGCAGAAAAACGCAAATTAATTTATCAAAAGGAAATTATAAATGTTCTTATAAAAGAAATCAATCAATCATAATTTACAATTCTGTTAGCTGAGAAAGCTAGGATGGCTTTAGCCACCTAGTAGTTCACAAAAATGTTGAAAAACTAATTAAATATAATATAATTAGGATAGTTATGGCCAAAGCAAAAGAAATTAAAGAATATTATGTTAACCCAAAAGATTTCAAAAAAGCCCTCAACAAATATTATAAGTCAGACAAAATGACAGATGAATTAGCGGTTTATATTTTAAAAATTGCTAATGGGTTGAGTTACCGCGGGTCATTTATCAACTACCCATTTAAAGATGATATGGTGGGTGATGCTCTTATTAAAATGTATGCGGCTCTTAAAAATAAGAAATACTCTTTTGATAAAAATTCCAACCCGTTTAGCTACTTTAATACTATTGCATGGAATGCATTCATAAATCGCATTAAAAGAGAAAAGCGCCAACTCAAAGCTGAACACGATTACAGACAAAAAGTGTATGAAGACACAATGACCGACCCGGATCTTTCATCAGGAACTATTTATGTTAAGCCAGAAGCAAACGATCCCTATGAAGTTTCCGACGATTAATAAAAGTAAAATTGCTATTTTTTCTGATCTTCATTTAGGCATCCATAATAACAGTCACAAATGGCATGATATTGCATTAGATTGGATTAGTTGGTTTAAAGAAGAACTCAAGAAAGAAAATATCAAAGACATTATCTTTTGTGGTGATTGGCATCATAATCGTAGTGAAATTTCTGTACAAACGCTACACATATCAAGTATCATTCTTGATGAATTGAATGATTTCAATATAATTGCATTAAATGGTAATCATGACATATACTTTAAATATCGTATTGATGTCAATTCAATGTCAATTTACAAAGGATGGAAAAATATTCATATAATTGATGAATTAACATCTATAGATAAATTTGGCAAAATTATAACGTTTTGCCCTTGGAATGCTCCTGTTAATAACATTCCCAAATCTGATATTTTATTTGGACATTTTGAACTTGAAAGTTTTAAAATGAATACTTGTTTTACTTGTATTGAAGGCATAAAAATCAAAGATTTAATAAACAAAGCAAATTTAGTTATTTCTGGACATTTCCATCGCCGGCAAGAAAAACAACTAGACGAGACAAAATTTTTATATATCGGAAACCCATTTCAAATGGAATTTGGTGATATTGATGATGACAAAGGCTTTTATATTCTAGATATAGAAACAAGCAAATATACTTTTATTAAAAATACATTATCCCCACAATATAAAAAAATACCATTAAGTGAATTAGTCGCACACAAAAACATCGATGAAACCATTAAGTGCCAATTTCATAATAATTTTGTAAAATTATTAATTGATAGAAATGTCAGTCATGAACACTTGAACATTATTGAACAAAAACTCAATCTCTTGCATCCTCAATTTTTAGAAATTGATTATAATAAAAACTATGCTAAAAATTCTAATGCTGGCCTTGAAAGTGATACCTTAAATGCAATTGATATACCTGAAGCTATTAGAGAATTTATTAACATGCTAGATATAAGCAATAAACCAAAGGTAATAGATTTTACATTAAAATTGTATCAGCAATGTCAGAATGAAAAGAATTAATTTTACAAAATTAAAAATTCAGAATTTTCTATCAATTGGCAAAACACCAATTGAAATTAATTTTCGTGAAGGATTGAATATCATTACCGGATCCAATAAAGATAAACCCGACCGGCGCAATGCTGTTGGCAAGTCAAGCATTATTGATGCATTTTATTTTGCAATTTTTGGTGAGTCGTTACGTGGAATAAAACGCGATAATATGATTAATAACATCACTGGTGGGACGAGTCATATTGAATTAGATTTTTCTATTATAACGAATAACAATGCATGCTCTTATAAAATAATAAGAAACTTGAATCCTTCGAAAGTTTTTCTTTATAAAAATGATGAAGATATTACAAGGGATTCAATTAAGAATACCAATACTTACATTAACCAACTATTAGAATCCTCACAAACAATTTTTGAAAATTGTGTCATTATGGCTATTAATACAACAATACCATTTATGGCAAAAACAAAAATTGACAAGCGCAAATTTATTGAAGGAATTTGCGGAATGGAAATATTTGGTATAATGATTTTAGAATTACGTGCACAATATAATGCACTTAAACGAGAATATGATCTTGAATCAATAAGATTAGAAGAGGTCAAAAAAGCATTACAAGAATATAAAACACAACAAGCCAATGCTTTACAGAAACAAAAAGATGAATTACAGAAACTCAAATTAAAGCAAAAAGAAAATATTGACGAAAAGAAAGCTCTTTTGGAAAAACTTAAAAATCATAAAATCATCATTCATGATGAAATTAGTAAGCAAAAAAATATTCTATTAGAATTAATTGATGGAATTGATGATCAAATTACGGCTCTTACTGAAAATTGTGCCAACAAAAAAACAATCGTCAATTACAAAAAAGAAATATTTCGCAAAATAGGTACACAAGAAGACAAATGCCCTGTTTGTTTAAAACCAATAACAGAACAGGATTGTCAAAATATTGAAAAAGAAAGAAAAGAGCTTTTACGTGAAATAAAAATTTTGGTTGACCAAATAGAGGAAACTCTTACTACAATAACAAACATTAAAAACAAAAAGCAAAAAATAAAAACTGATATTGAAGATATCGAAAAACAAATTACAGAATATCGAGTTCAACAACAAGAAAAAAACAACATCAAAGAAAGGGTTGAACAAATCAATAAGCAACAAGAAGAAATCAATCAAGAATTGAAATTAAAACAATTGCAAGAAACTGACTTTGATGAAATAATTGAAGAAACAAATAAACGATATAAAACATTATATAATAAACTAAACAAACTGTTAAAAAATATCAACATATTAGACATAGTTAAATATGTCATAAGTGAAGAAGGGGTTAAATCATATATTGTTAATAAAATACTTGAAATTTTAAATTCTAAATTAATTCATTACCTCCAAAAATTAGATTCAAATATTATCTGCTTATTTAATGAATATTTTGAAGAAGAAATTCTAAACGAAAAGGGAAAAATATGTTCATATTTTAATTTTTCAGGTGCTGAACGCAAAACAATTGATTTAGCTTGTTTATTCGCATTTAACGACTTAAGGAAAATGCAAGGAGGGGTTAGTTATAACGTTGTTTTTTATGATGAATTATTTGATTCATCATTTGATGAAAAAGGCATTGATTTGATCCTTGATATAATTAAAGAACGCATTGAACAACACCATGAATGTGTAATGATAATTTCGCATCGCAAAGAATCTATTAAGGCCGTTACAGGAGAAGTTATTTATCTTGAAAAAATGAATGGCATTACATACAAAACAGAATTTGTACAAATGTAATTGATTTTTAAAAATATATATTTATATATTATTATGACTAATATTAAATATCAGAGTCCTTTTATAAAACCATTTGTCGTGCCTTTTGCACAAAATCCATATAAAATATCTCCCCAACAGCAGCAATTAACACAGCAATCCCCAAATTTAAATCTACAACCAAAAGAACTCAGCATGCCGCGATATATTAATTATGTGGCAGATTACGGAGGCTGTGGCATGTGGAGAATAATGTGGCCTGAAGTAGTCATTAATTGTGAAGGATTAGGTATTTCTCAATCAACTACAGCTATGGTTTTGGATCCTCGCTGGTATCAAAATGTAAAAGCCGTTCGCGTCCAAAGACAAGCCGGAGACCATCAAAAAAGATTTGTTGAATTTCTTAAAACTGTTCAACAACAATTTAATTTTAAAATAATTTATGAGGTTGATGATGTCGTTTTCTCTGAAGAAATTCCGGATTATAATAAATTTAAATTTGCTTTTGTTGATCCATCAATTCGACAAAACTGTATTGATATAATAAACATGTGTGATGAAGTAATTGTTACTTGTCCTTTCATGAAAAAATTATATCAAGAAAAAACAGGGAAACAAGAAATAACAGTATTACCAAATTTTCCTCCGTATTTTTGGTTAGGTCATTATTTTAATCCTAAAAAGATTTACGATAATTTAGAAAAATTTAAAAAGCGCCCACGTGTATTATATACAGGCTCAGGAGCGCATTACGATGTAGATAATAAAAATAAAGGCCAAGATGATTTTTCGCATGTTTTAAATACCATTATTAAAACAGTCGATAAATACCAGTGGATTTTTGTTGGTGCATTTCCACCCCCTCTTTTGCCATTTGTACAATCAGGAAAAATTGAATTTCATTCATGGCAAACTCTGTTTCGTTATCCGAGATTATTTGATAGTCTTAATGCAAATATAACCATTGCGCCGTTGATGAACAATAATTTTAATAAATCAAAATCAGATATTAAATTTATTGAATCATGCTGTTTTGGCCTTCCTTGTTTAGTGCAAAATATGGAAACATATCAGAACGCTCCTGATTTTCTAAAATTTGTAACAGGTGATGAACTTGAAGAAAAACTTGATAATATTTTAAATTGGAAAAACAGACAAAAATATTATCAAAATGTCTTTGTTTACCAAAAAATTGCACATGAGCGGTTTCTTGAACACCCAGAAAACATCGGATGCCACATTGATGTATTAGCCACCCCATATGGATCCCCAGATCGAAAATATGTAAATCGATTTAACTAGATTTTTATAAAAAACAATATATCATTGTATTGATGTATCGGAATGTCGTTTATAATGCTCGTAATGAGGAAATTATTTTATTCACATGGGATGAGCAAGGTAATCGAATCGTAAAAACTGAACCCTTCAGGCCATACATTTTACTTGAAACACCTAAAGGATCTAGAACATCTATCTTTGGAACAAAAGTAGAAAAGAAGTATTTTAAAAATTATTTTCTACGAAACCAATTTTTAAAAGAAAGCGGCATAACTCGAATTTTTGAAAATTTTAATCCAACACAACAATTTTTAATTGATAATTATTATAATTTAAATGATACAGAAAATTTTACTAAAAATCCTCTAAAAATTCTATTTTTTGATATTGAGACATATAATAAAAAATATAAACCCAAATATCCAGTTAAAATAAAGCACACTGAATCACACACAGAAAAATTAATAACAGTTGCTAATCTGGATGCTATTAAAGAAAAATATGAAGTGTGGGATGAAGAAACAGAACAATGGTCTGATATAGCAAAATCATGTTATAAAGGAGATTTAGGATTTCCGGACATTGATAATCCAGACCAAGAAATTAATATTATTACATGCTATAATTCTTTAACCCGTCAATATTATACATTTGCAACTAAAACATGTAAAACCGTTCCAAATAATGTCGATCATTTTATGCATTATCCGGATGAAAAAACAATGTTAAAAGAATTTATTAATTGGTTTCAAGAAGATTATCCAGATATTTTAAGTGGGTGGGGATCTGAATTTTTTGATATTCCTTATATCATCAACCGAATAACAAAAATCCTTGGTGAAGAATATTCTAAAAAGCTATCACCAATCAATTATATTCGTCGTGCATTTTTTACAGGGAAATTCGGTAAACAGCAAATGCGATATTATATTGAAGGAATATCATGTATTGATTATTTAGAAATATACAAAAAGTTTTGTTTTAAGGAACGACCGAGCTATCGACTTGATGCAATTGTTGGAATCGAATTAAAAGAAAGTAAAACTGATTATGGAGACATGTCCTTATCCGCATTGGCTGATATTAACTGGGACAAATTTGTTGAATATAATGTACACGATGTTGAACTCCTTGTCAAATTAGAAGAGAAACTGCAATACATTTCTCTTTTAAGAATGTTAGCATATACAGGATTATGTCAATTTGAAAATGCATTAGGAACATTGACAGTAGTCAATGGCGCTGTTACTATTCAAGCAAGACGCCGCAATGAACATACTCCTACATTTGTTAAAGATAAAAATGACGAAAACAAAATTCCTGGAGGCCATGTTGCTGAACCAAAACAAGGATTCCAACAATATGTTGTTTCGTATGATGTCAATTCCCTGTATCCAAATTTAATGATTACATTAAATCTTTCCCCAGAAACAAAAATTGGGAAAATTATCAAAAAAGACAAAGATAGCATTTCAATACATCATGTTTCTGGCAAAACATTTACAATGTCATTAGAAAACTTTGTAAAATTTATTAAAAAAGAAAAAATTGCAATTTCAAAAGCTGGGGTTCTTTTTACACAAAAAAGAAAAGGATTAATACCAGAATTTATTGATGGTATGTACAAAAAACGTGTTGAAATACAAAAGGAACTTGCCAAGAAAGAAAAAAAGTTAGAATTACTTAAAAAAAATAATGCACTAGAAAATGAAATTGAATCGATTAAAACTGATATTCAACGTTTAAACACAAAACAATATACAATTAAAATTTGTATGAATAGTGCATATGGATATATGGGAAACAAATATGCACCAATTGGAGATGAAGATATTGCTACATCAATTACAATGACAGGCCAAGCAGCAATAAAACAAGCAGGTCATGCATTACAAGAATATCTCCGAACAAAATATAATGTTATAGATAAAGATACATTGGAACAAAGTTGGATATATGGTGATACAGATAGCTATCCTGTTGATACTCAATTAGTTACAAATATGGGTATATTTGATGCTGGTTCCTTATGGAATGAATTTGAAACAGATAATATGATTTCATGTTACGGCCATGAAATAAAACCTGTTAATAACTTATTTGTGGAAACATATGATAAGAACACAAAAAAGGTAAAATTAGGCAAGATAAAAAATCTTATTAGACATAAAGTATCAAAAGATCAATATGAAATTTTTGCCGGCAAAAAATCTATTAAAATGACAAGCGACCATGGTTGTTTAATAATAAGAAATAATGAATTAATTCGTGTTTCTGCGAGTGAAATTAAACCAGGTGACAAAATGATTATCCGAGATTGAATTTGATAAAAAAAATATATAATATTGATATAATGTGCATTTGGGAATTGGATTACAAAACAAACCCCCAAAAAGTTATCGAAGAGGCAATGGAATTTTTATATGGCAAATAATAAAGGATATAAAATAGTTGAAGTAAGTGCTATTAAAAAGATAAAACCATTTCGAGATGAATATGTATATGATATCGAAATGGAAGACCAGACACAACCGTGGTTTTTTGCTAATGGGATTTTAATACACAATTCTCTTTATTTTACACTAGATTGCATCAAAGATCTTTTTTCTGAAAATGATAAATTTGATTTAGAAAAAATATCAACTATCGCAGATGATATTGGTACTCATTTGAATCAAAGCATGGCTGAATGGGCTCGTAAAAGTTTAAAATCCGAAGATAATAGATTGGAATTTAAAAGAGAACGTATTTGTCAAACAGGATTGTTTCTGCAAAAGAAGAGATATGTTTTACACGTATTGGACAATAAAGGAATTGCATGTGATCAAATCAAATATACAGGTGTTGAAGTTGTTTCAACAACAATGCCCGATGCAATTAAACCACATGCAAAACAAATTATTGAAACAATGCTTAAAACAAAATCCTTAACAGATACAAATAAAATTTTATTTGAATGTTACAACAAATTTAAACAATTAAAAATTGATGATATTGCAATAACACGCGGGATTAAGGATTACAATAAATATGCAAAAGATTGTTCAGGAATGAATATTGCCAAACATACACCAGGCCATGTAAAAGCAGCTTATTATTACAATTTCCTTTTAGAAAAAACGGGATTAGATAAAAAATATGAAAAGATTACAAGTGGAGATAAAATCCGTTTTGTATACCTACAACAGCCTAATAAATATGGGCTAAGTGTCATTGCATTCAAATACATTTTTCCCAAAGAGTGGAAAAAAGATTTGTTTCCTGATTATGAAAAAATGTTTCAGAAATCATTATTTGAAATGGTATCAAGATTTTATGGTGCTGTAAATTGGCAACTTCGAAAACCTTCTGAAAATATTAAAGTTGAATTATTAGATTTATTCGGATAAAATAATAATATGGAACAACAATATTTAGATAGTCCAGAGAAAGACGGCACAAAACAAGCTCACCCTGCATGGTGGAGGGGACACAATGTTGCATATGCAAATACATTGAAAATCTTTACTGATATCATTTTAGATCAAGCTGATATTGGTCAAATGTTTAAAGATCCAAATTTAGAAAAAACAAGAAGGGTGTTTCTTGCATGGAAACAATTACTTGAAGAGCTTGCGACAAAAAAAACTAATTACATGTCAAAACACGCAAAACGCCTTTTACTTGAAAGTAAGCAGTTGCTAAATAAATAAACATAATTAAGTATATAATATGAATATGATTACCTTTGTAGACCATGTTGGAAGAACTGTAATTGGTGAAGTTATCAGTGATACAAAAGACAAATTAGTTGTTCGAAATCCTGTTATTCTATTTGTAGAACCTCACCCACAAACCGGTCAAATCCAAGTTCAAAGCTTTCCATATTTATTTTTTGAATTTTTAGAAGACGGCAAAAGAGAACAAAATGAATGGACATTTGTTAAGACATCAATTGCAGTTTCTAATTGTTGCTTAAATGCACGTATTATTGAACAATATAAAAACATCAATAATCCAAAAGCAGTTATTTTGAATCCTGGGTCTATGACTCCGCAAGCAGCTGTCCCTGGTGCCCCGGGCACTGCTGAACCTGAAGTAATAAAATTATTTGATGATTGATAATTTTCTATATCTCGGTTTATTAACAATGATACTCGTTTTGTTTATCATCGGACCACCAGAAAACCCATTACCTTTAGGTGATGGGATGAATGGTGGTTACTTAACCTTGACTTTCAATATATTTTCTAATAGTTTCTGTAGAAGCATCACCAGTTGAACAAACAAAATAACCATCACTCCACGCTGCTAAAAATATATTAAGAGTCGGAATGGACTCTTTAAGTAGTCGTAAGGCTACTTTAGAAGCCCACTACCTTTAGGTGGTGGGAGCATTCACAACGAGAAAAAAAGAATTGGAAAAAGCATCTTGGAAATTATTAACTAGTCCAATATGGCTACCGGTGCTTGTTGCAATTATTTATTATATACTAAAACATGCAATTAGATAAAGAAATTAACAAGGTATTAAGCACTTTAGATGATTTTTCACCATATGCAACCTTTTTACATGAAAATACTTTATCAACAGTAACAGGCTGGATTGATACTGGTTCTCTTGGAATCAATGCTATTTGTTCGGGTTCTTTGTGGGGAGGCATACCAAAAAACAGATTAACTGTATTGGCAGGAGAAAGTCTCACAGGTAAAACATTACTTCTAATGCGAATCATGGCTAATGCACAAAAAGAAGGCCTGTATCCAGTGATATTTGATTCTGAAAATGCATTTGACCCTGAATCTGCCAAACGTGTCGGAGTTGATCCTACAAAGGTAAAATATGTCCCTTGTATGACTCTTGAAGAAACAAGGAATGGTATTTACAATTTCTTGAATAAAGTTAAAGAAACAGAACAAGAAGGAAAATTTATTATTTTTATTGATTCTTTGACTAACATGCTTTCAGAAATTGAACTCAAAAGAATGGATAAAGATAATGTCGCCCCTGATATGGGAACGAAAGCTCGTGCAATGAAATCATTATTGCAGGTTTGTGTAAACATGGGTACTATCACAAAAACAACAATTGTTGCTTCGGCGTGGGTTTACGATGATCCTGCTTCTCTTTTCCCATCATTAGAAAAAAATATTCCAGGAGGTAAAGCTATTAAATATTTGCCATCACTAGTTCTACAATTAGCAAGACGCCCAGTTAAAGACGATGGTGGTAAAACTGTTGATTCAGAATTAGTAGCAGGCCAAAAAAACTATTCTGGTGTCGTTTTGAGAGCACTAACCGTTAAAAATAGATTAATTCGACAATATCTTGAATTTGAAACATATCTGTCATTTACTAGTGGTCTAGATCGATATTATGGATTGATTGATCTAGCCATTGGTCTGGGTATTATACAACAAAATGGTCCAACATATTCCATAGGAGACACAAAATTGGGATATTTTAAATCATGGCGCAAAAACACAGAATTGTGGGAAAAGGAAATATTGCCAAAAATCGAAGAAAAAATCAAAAAAGAATGGCAATATAGTACAATTGTATTAGTATCAAATGATGACAAATGATCGTTTATCAATTCCAGAATATGCAATGGAATTAGCAAAAATCGCAAGTTTACGATCTGAAGATCCATATAGAAAAGTTGGTGCTGTTGCGTTTGATAAAGACAACCGAATAATTGGTGCTGCATATAATGGACTAGCACCTGGGTTTCAAGCAGACAAAGACTTTTGGGTAGATCGTGAAAGAAGGCAAAAATATATGCTTCATGCAGAAGTCAATTTATGCAGTCTATTTAAACGAAATGAAGCAGTAATAGTTGCAGTTACAACTATGCCGTGCACATCATGTATGAGATTATTATGTGCACATAATGTAAAGACTGTTTATTATTGTGACGATTATTTAGATTCTGATGCAGCTGAAATTGCATTATTATATGGCATGGATCTCATACAAATCAAACAATGAATACCAAACAAATGAAACCAATTACTCTACAAAAACTAAAATTAAATACTAAAACACAATGGACACGGTGGGAAAATTATTCTACACAACGTAAAATCGTTATTCCTGTAAGCGGTGGCATGGATTCTTCAACGCTTCTTTACATGGCATATGATTGTGGGTATAATGTTATACATGTATTAACATTTGATTATGACCAGCGTCATCAAAAAGAAATACAATGTGTTAAAAAACAATGTAGTGATCTTTTCCATAAAGCCAGTCAAGAAAATAAAGATTTACAAATTGACCACCATATAATTGATGTTAAATTTATTAAAAAAATTGCCCCTGTCAGTTCTTTAGTCAATTTTGAAATTGATAATCCTGATTATGATGAAATGAAATCCGATCAGAGACCTGTTTCATATGTTCCGTTTCGAAATTTGATGTTTTTATCTATATGTTGTTCTTTTGCGGAAGCACAAATTTGTGATAAAATATGGTATGGGCCAGCAAAAGCAGATTTTAATGGTTACTGGGATTGTAGACCGGCATTTCAAGATCAGCTCAATGCATTACTTTCATTGAATGAACAAAACCGAATTGAAATTGAAGCACCACTAGTATATATGTCTAAAGCAGACATTATTAAAAAGGGTGTTAGTTTGGGTGTTAATTATGGAAATACGTGGACATGCTACAGTGGAGGTAATGCAGAAGGATTAGCAGATGCATCAACTCCATCTTCGCGGGAAAGAATCAATGGTTTTATTGAAGCAGGTTACAAAGATCCTATTCAATATATTCAACAAGATGCAATTGATGTTTTATACGAAAATAATAATTGTATAGATATTGTTTATTAACACCATTCATCAAATGGAGCATGGTATCCATATGGTGCTTGTTTATTAATTTCTTCATCTTCAAATGTATCCCAAGAATCTTGTCCTAATGGGCCATAAATTTGTAATTGCAATTCATCCAAATCAATATCTGTGCCTTTAACTAAATCATGAAGCATTTCCATTACTTCGGTTTTGTCGTCGATATTCATCCAACTAGGATTTGATTTAATTGTTTCTGACAATTCTTTTCCCGCATTAATATAATCATCTTCAGATTCAAATGAATATTTATCTAATATTCTAGCAAGTTCATTGTAATCATCCACACTTTCTTTTAAGATTTTTTGTCGGTAAATGGTACCTAACGTTGTACTGTCAATATGTCTTGTAATCATAATTATATTTATCTATTTGCTACACCATATCCATGAACATATGTAATTGCTTGATGTATGGTTTTAGGTTTCATATATTCCCGATGTGGAATCATCATTGTTTGGCTGGGGTGTGTTACTGCATCTGTTTGTCTTTGAACATCTAAATAACTATTTGTATTAAACTCTTCTGCTTCTTCGCCTTCACCTGGCAATTCATCATCTAAAAATTCTCCACTTGATGATTGAACTTCCCCTGGTTTAATTATTCGAACACCAAGATATGTTAACATATACTTCTTTTTCTCTTGAGCAATTTCCTCTTGAGAAAGGGCTTGCGGGTTTGTTTCCAAGAGCTTTTTTAAACGTTCTAAATGTTCTTCCAAGAACTTTTTAAAATGGTTTTTTATTATATTAAAAAATGTTTCTTCAGCACTTTCCGTATTTTCGTTTGCTATCCCTTGTGCTACTTGTGTTTCTGGGTCCAACGAAACAGTAATTGAACCTTCACCATCGCTTTCGCGTGATACAGCGCCATTTTCTATTTCTATTTTTTCTGGGGATTCGTTTCTAAAAAGTCTTTGAAAAAATGCTTCCATTTGTTCTGCCATACTTAATGGCTGATAATTTACAACAATCATTGTTGTTGGGTCTTCCATTGAAGCCTTATATGTTTCCGCCGTGTCTGCATCAACAATATCTGCTAATGCCTTAGCATTTGGCCCTGGCGCCGCTGTTCCTTGTTTGATTTCATCTGCCGTTTTTTCAACTTCATTTTCAATAGCACTTGCATCAACCTCAGCCTCACCAGTAAATTCACCCGTGTCACTGAATTCGTCTTTTTTCCTTTTTGAATTTGTGATAATTCGAGCAATGAAACTATCAAGATTCTTATCGACAATTTCTTGGAAATTAGTTATACTATTAATTTCCTTTTGATGCTTCGCTATTAATTCATGCAACTTGCGACCCATACCACTTGCTCCTCCAACATGCTCAGGATCTTTAGCTGGTACCTTTGCCATTTCAATCTGAGAATGTTCCTCGTCAGATAGAATAGGGCCTGTCGGTTGCAAACCATCATCAATAAGAACCCTCGCTAAAAAAAGTATAGAATGGTACGCAGCTGATGGCACCCCAGCTGCCGTGATTCTGCGCTTAATAGGTGGCCCCGGTGGTCCTAGTTTCCCCGGTTTCCCTGTTGAGATTAGGGGCAATTGAAATGACCTTTTCGCTTCTTCTAAATATTGAAGCCTTTTAGTAAATTCATTAAAGGAACTCATATATAATATTTATTAATATGAAGCTCACATATAAGGAATTTAACTGCCTAGAATACTCAGAATTGCTTAAAATGGACGGAATTGGCAAAAATACAGCAAAACGTATTGTTGCATGTAGACCATTTCGCCAAGATTCAGATCTTTTTAAAATTCGAGGCTTGGGTAAAAAGACTCTTGCTAGATATGGTATTCAAAAACCCACTAAATATCGGAAAGTTACAAAATCATATTTGATAGATGGGGAAGAAGTATCTTCACGATATTTAGCACGACACACTAAAACAGGGCAAATTGATTATTTCTGGAGAATTTTGCCTAAAGATCAGAGAGAATATCTATGATCATAAAATACATTAATCCATATTATCAAGGACCTCCTGTTTATGGATTAATTCTTGAAGAATTAAATTACAATTCCGTTAGCTGAGAAAGCTAGGATGGCTTTAGCCGCCTAGTAGTTCACCATTGGTATTGCATTGTGCTTACGAAAAGTTACCTAGGATTTGCAGGAACTTACCGTGTAATTGCAAAAAATGTGTGTACTATAATATAAATTATGAGATTGTTAATCTGCTCTGCAACCCAAAAGAAAACGAAACAGGATACCAAGCTTTATCCCTCATTAAAAAAAATTTTACAATATAATCCTAAAGATTATATAACATATTTTTTTGCAACAGAAAATGCTGAAAAGTTGCCTAAAATATATAATCAATTTTTAGATAAAGCTAAATCAGACCAATACGATTGGCTTGTTATTTGCCATGATGACATTGACATTGATACAATCGATTTACCTTGTCGTCTTGAAGCCTTAGATAAAAAATATAATTTTTCTGTGATTGGTGTTGCCGGTTGTTCTCAAGTTAAAATGAAACAACCTGCATTGTGGCATATTATAGGGGTCCCCCATTTACATGGAGCTGTTGCACATACATACAATAACACCCAAAAAATTACAACATCATTTGGTCCATACCCAAATCGAGCAGTTCTTATTGACGGAGTTTTTATTGCTATTAAGTTATTAAATAATAATGTTAGGTTTGATGAATCAAATCCATCAAAATGGCATTTTTATGATTTAGATTTTTCAATGTCGTGTTATCAATCAAGAATAAAAGTAGGTGTCGGAGATATTATGATAACACACGATTCACCCGGATTACGAAATCGTACAGAAGAATGGCAACAAGGTGAACAATGGTTTTTAAATAAATGGAAAAACATCAATGATAATAATCAATGAACAGCTGAAATATTCAAAAAAATGGTACGCACCAGATGTTTTTTTATTCACTGCAAATAATGTTATTAAAAAAGATGGATCTCTCGTAATGGGAGCCGGAACTGCTAAAGAAGTCCAAGATGCATGGCCGAAAGTTTCTTTAATGTTAGGTCAAAAAATCCAAAAATTTGGTAACAATGATTATCATGTAGTAACTACAACCATTCAAAAGGGGCAAGTTATAGGGGCGTTCCAAACAAAACGCAACTACAAACACATTAGTTCATATGATATAATTCACAAAAGTACGCAATCATTGAAAAAAATTGCTTCTAAATATCCACAATTTCGTTATCATTTAAATTTCCCCGGCATAGGTTATGGCAAACTTGATTATGAAAAAGTATTTGATATAATCAATGTATTACCAGATAATGTATTAATTTATTATGTCACAATTAAACAATGATGTTTTTGAAAAAATTATAATTTATAATATTTTAACTGATGCTACATACTTAGCATCAGTTGTTGATTATATAAAACCAGATTATTTTAATAATAAAATTTCAAGTGTAATAATTGAAATCGTTTCAGAATTTTATGATAAAAGGCATGTGCTGCCAACTATAACCGAAGTTAAAACTAAAATTGTCAAAGAAGGTCACCAAAAAGCATTTAAAGCTCTTGTTGAATCTTTTTCTTCATTAAATAAAAACTTCAATAAAAGCGAATTGTATGAAAATACTGAAAAGTTTCTTAAAGAAAAAGCGGTATATCATACATTACTCGAGGTAGCAAAAGATGTTTCCAAAAGTAATGTCGATACTGGAATCATTTTAGATAAATTTGAAAAATCATGTAATATTGATTTATCAACAAATTATGGAATTAATATTTTTGAAAATATTGATTCATTAGTTGATGACTTTACTAAGACAAATGAAACAATTCCATCAAATTGGAAATGGTTAGATGATGTTATTCAAGGTGGATGGATGGCAAATGGCCGCGCCCTATATGTTTTTGCTGGTGAAACAAATATCGGTAAATCTATTTTTCTAGGCAACGCTGCAACAAATATCGCTAGTCAAAGAAAAAATGTATTAGTAATAACACTGGAAATGTCAGAACTTCTTTATTCACAGAGACTATGTGCAAATATAACAAAAATTCCTCTGAAAAATTTCAAATCAGATAGTCCGACATTAAAGCAGTTATTGAAAGAAGAAAAACACAAAAATGGAAATATTTTAATAAAGGAATTTCCACCATCAACAATTACCCCTAAACAATTACAAGCATTTGTTCAAAAGGTTTATGATTCAGGATTAAAATTAGATGCCGTTGTTGTTGATTATTTAAATCTTATCAATTCACCAATAGGAAGCAATTCTTATGAACGCATTAAATATGTCACAGAACAAATACGAGCCATGTCTTATATTTTTTCTTGTCCTGTAATTAGTGCCACACAAATAAACAGAACAGGATTCGGACAAGATAATCCAGATATGACAACAATTTCTGAATCAATCGGAATTGCAGCAACAGCAGATGTAATTGTTTCAATTTACCAAAACGAAGAAGACAGAGAACTGGGGATTATTCGTATGGGATTAATGAAAAACAGATTCGGTATTCGTGGTATTACACAAGCCATGAACATTGATTATTCTAATTTAACTATATCGCAAGCCGAAGAGATTATAGAAGATAATAATGCTGATATTATGAACACACTGACTTTGTTAGGTGGAGTATAACCTTGCATTGTAAAACATTAAATGTATATAATAATAACATCGTGTCTGGTAAATACAAAAAAATATTAGTTTGGGCCGATAATGATTTAGACGGTGCTGCCTGTTCATTGCTTTTGAAATGGATATATTCAGAAGCAGATATTACTTATGATGAAATTTTTGAAGGAGCTTTTTCTGAAAAAATAAAACAAAAAGCAAATAGTCTTAATGATTATGATCTCGTTTTTATCGTAGATTTATATGTTCCTGATAGCGAATTTGAATTAATTGACAAGCTAAATGTTACAATTATTGATCATCATAAAACACACGAATCCGTGATGCAAAGATATAAAAAAGCAAAAACGCTTATTAAAGAATATCCCTCTGCATGCAAATTGATTTATGATACATATTTGAAAAACAATGATTTGACAAATGAACAAAAAGTAATTGTTGTCTTTGCAGATGATTATGATAGTTATAACTTGAAATACAAAGAAAGCCTAATGTATCATGCTATTGTACGTACATATAATGCGCCCAAAATAAAAAAATTTATTGATGCGTTCCAAAACGGACACAGAAAATTTAATTTACAAGAACAAAATTCAATTGCTTTGTATATTAAAAAAATAAAAGAACAAATCAAAACATCAGAAGTTTTTATTGGTAAATTGAATAATTATAAAGTTGTTGCATGTTACATAAATCATGCCCCCAATGAAGTACTCCATTATATGATAAATAAATATAATGCAGATGTTGGGATCGGAATTAATCTACAATATAAATTTGTTTCATTTCGAAAACATAAAAACTGTAAAATTAAGCTAAACCTGTTAGCAGAAAAATTATGTGAAGGAGGAGGTCATGAATGTTCTGCCGGCGGCAAATTAACAGATAAATTCATTGAATTAACTAAAATATTTCACCCCATTAATGAATCATAACATGAAAAGCCCTGATTATGCAATATCTGAAACTGAATCATTACACATACTATTATCATTTTGCACTTTTTGCACTTTATTAAAGGGGAAAAAAATTTCAATTCAAAATGTTTTTTTATTGATTTTGCAAGATAAAAAATTAAGAAACATTTTGAAAGAATTATTAGTTGTTGATTCTAATATGGAAATTATTAAAATGTTCTTAGATTTTGAACCTTCATTAGCAACAAGCAAATATATTACAAAATTCTTAAATACAAAACATGGACGACCAATCCTCGACGCTTAGTAATTATGAGCAGCATATTTATAATTCATATTTAGCAATTACAAATACTGCAAAAAACCAACCATTTAAGCTTAGAAAAAAATTTGATAATTTTGACCCTGTTAAAGCCAATTTTTTGAAAAAATTAAATATGTTTTTTCAAAAATACAAACATATCAATATTGATGATTTTTTCAAAGCACCATTTTATACACTGAATGATCAACATTTTGATTTATCATTTTATACAACACGTAAAGCCATTAATTGTTATTCATTGTATATGAAAACAAAAGAAAACATGGACCCTGATGGAGATGAACAAATCAACAATGTAAAAAATGGGATTAAATTTTTAATTAATTTTTGCCGCCGAAATAATATTGACTTAGATCAGTATAAAACAATGAATGCAAATATTTTGCCAATTTGTATTCAGCATTTAAAAGAACATACTATTAATTTTTATATTTTACATGCATTAGATAATGATACAGTCATAAAATCAATTCCTGCAGAATTACTACAATTTACAATTGGTGAAGACTTTTACAAAACATATCAAACAACATATAATAAATACATCAAATCGAAAAAATTGAAACCAATGCTTCGACAAACCTTAAAAATCATCAATAAAAGCTTGAAATCAAATAAAACAATTATATAATAACGATATGAAGAAATTAAACAATACAATGTTTCAATCAATCAAAGATGCACTGAATAACGAAGATACGAGTAATAGTGGTCATTTTAACGACATCCTTAAATTAGAAACCGGTAACACTTATACACTGAGATTGCTTCCAAACTTAAAGAATCCCGAGAAAACCTTTTACCATTATTTCCAGCATGGGTGGGAATCTTATGCAACAGGACAATATGTATCAGCTCTTTCGCCAACAACCTGGGGTGAAAGAGATCCAATTGCAGAAGAAAGATATCGTATTTGGAAAACTGGTACTCCAACAGAAAAGAGCAAAATGAGTGCTGTTAAGCGCTTGGAAAAATGGCTTGTTAATGTTTATGTCATTGATGATCCAACTAATCCTGAAAATAACGGGAAGGTTAAGATTTTACGTTACGGTGCTCAAGTACAAAAGATTATCAAAGAAGCCATTGAAGGAGAACGTGCTGAAGAATTCGGTGCAAAAATTTTTGATTTGGGCCCGGATGGCGTAAATCTCAAAGTAAAGATCGAACAGCAAGGCGACTGGCCAACATATACCGGTTCATATTTTACTTCAATCGGCAAGTTATCACTCACTGATGAACAGCAAGAAGCAATTTTAGATCAATTAATTGATTTAGATACACTTTTCCCAGTTAAAACATATGATGAATTACAGCAGATGCTTGATGAACACTATTATGTTAGGATTAAATCTACTCCTCAATCCAATGATACAGAAATAGTATCTGGTGATAATGAAGAAGAAGAAAATGTTGTTTCAGAAACCGTTAACGTATCCAATGATAATGAAGAAGATTTGCTCGATGAAGATATGCGTGAACTTTTAAAGGATCTGTAATATGATGACTGAAGCAGAAAAAACCGCTGTATTACAATTTAT